AGCCCCCACCCCCTCTTCCCCCGCAACCCGACCGCAAAAAATTTTCTGGAAAATTTCCACAGCCCTTGACATATGCGAAACAAATCTATAAATACATATTTATTATTAAACCTGATGAACGTCTTGCCCTTGTCGCCTGCTGCCGTGCGCGGGTATAGCCTTTGTGGGAAGACATAACCTTCAACCAGTTGGAGGAGGCATGGAAACCTCATCGCTCATAATAGGCGCAGCGGGCCTCATCCTCATCGCAATCCTTGTCTTGGTGGTTGCCGATGCGGTGCTGTCGAAGCGTGCCGATGCTGCGGACGCATCCGTCACGGCCCCTGAGCTTGCCGGGCCGTCCGTCCATCCCGCCCGGCCCATAAAGCCAGTGAAGCCGATGTGCTCCATGCGTCCCGAAGACTGGATGTATTAGGGGGAGATGGTATGCTGCGTGCCCGTATGGATGTGGAGAGGATAGCGAAGCTGGTGGAGGCTCAGGGCGGGTTCCGTACCTTTGCCGATGAGATGCCGAAAGACGGCGATCCCATTTCGGTTGTGGTTAATGTCCCGCGGTTCTCCAGCAGTTCTGCTGGCAGTAGCCGGGTCATTTCCGTCATGGGGGAGTTCTTCATACAGAATGCCGATACGATGATGGTTGTCACGGGCTTCGGCTTGGGCGTGCAGGTATTCCCACAGGACTATTGGACACCTTTGCCGTAGTAAGGGGGTGGTGTGGATGCAGAGTGAAGATGGTGCAGGCCAGCGCAGCAAGGGATTCGATTATTTGATGGATCAGGGCTGCGCGGGCTTCGCCCGCCAGTGGGTGCCGGGGCGCGACGGTGATACGCGCTTGTGTCAACTGAAACCCCTGTCCAGTTGATGCAAAGCCCATAGCGTCAACCGGGGTTGACTGGAGGTTGATCAAGTTGCTGACGGAAAAGGAGCAGGAGTGGCTCACGGTGCGGAAGAAGGCTTGCGCCCGGTGCAGTGTGCCGGGCAAGTGCAGTCAGGATCAGCGTAACCATTGCTACGCAGTGGGCTACCCTCTGTGGGGCAGCACGGTGGTTACGTTTGAAGCCTTCCGGGATGCCGCCGAATTTGAGGCCCGCGTCTCCCGGCGGCTGGCGGTTATGCTGTATATGTTTCAGGGACTTACGGCCCTCAAGCTGCCGCCTCCAACGCCTGACTGGTTCTTGAAGCAGGCAAGGCTTACCGAGGAGGCGGATATGGAAATGGAAAAGGAGAAGTACAAATGCTGAAAGATTATAATTGCCTTCGCGGGCAGCCGCAGAATCATACGGCTGCCGAGTTCGATGTGTTCAAGAACGAGTGCGCCATCTGGATCAAACTCATGCAGCTTGGCGGGGAGTGGGAATTTTTCTGCGAGCCCATATCCAATGCGGACGTGCGCGCCCAGACTTGCGTCTATGATTCGGCCCGGCAGATCAAGTTCCAGATGAACATGCACACGCATGACAACTTCAATTTGGATTACAAGGATTTGCAGATGGCTGCGTTCCATGAGGTGTGCGAGGTGCTGCTGTACGATCTGGAGCGGATTGCCCGCTTGGAAGATATTTCGGCGGAACAGAAGGAAGCCATGCTGATCCGGGCGCGGCACAAGGTCATTCACCATCTGGAGAAGTTGTTCTATCTGATGGACAAGACTGACATCATCAACAACATGCGCAAAAATATCATCACACCGACAGAAGTGTAAACGGAGCGGGCCGGAACTGGCGAAGGTTCCGGCCCTAGGAGGAGAGATGTGTGAAGTAAAGATGATGGGAAAAGAAGGTACGAAACTTAGATAAGGCGGGCGGCATGGATTGTCAAGCCCGCATGGGAGGATATGCAGATGCCGAAAGTGTTTCGCGTGTTTGCCGCATTGATGCTCGCCGCGTTCCTTTGCATTCCGAACGCGGGCTGCACCAAGGACGAAGTGGCGCTCAACGCTTACAAGACGCTGGAGACGAGCGCCGAGACGTACAAGGCCGTCATGAATGCGGCGCAGGATTTGCACCGCATGGGGAAAATGACGGATGAGCAGTGGAATCAGGTCAAGGATTACGCGGTCGTCTACTTCGATTCGTACCAGACGGCGGTCGCCGCGCTGGTCAAATACGTTGAGGTCACGCAGGGGGTGAAGTCCCCCGGTGCCGAGGACGGGGAATCCAAGCCCTCTGCCGCCGAACAGGAGCAGAAACTTGGCGACATGCTGTCGGGCTGCACCACGACGCTGAACGATCTGCTGGTCAAGGTGCAGGAACAGGATGTCGATGTCGCCAAGGCCAAGAAGGATTACGCGGAGGAATACGAAAATGCCTATTAATGCCGTGTCTGTTGCCGTCATTATGGAAGTCATCGGGCTCATCGTCAAACATGGCGTGCCCGCTGTGAAGGCCATGATTGAAACGTGGGAGAAGGATGAGATTACCCTTGAGGATGTCAAGGCCCTCGCCCACAAGATCGACCACCCGGATACCTACGATGTTTGATGATCCCGGCCCGAAGGGGGAACGCGACCCCGACTGGAAGCCGACGAAGACAGGCTGGTCTAGGTGGGAGCAGTTGACCGAGTGGGATGTGTATGTGGAGACGGCAAAAAAGTTCTCCGAGATGATGGGCAGGGAGGTCAGCACTGAGGAAGCGAAGGCGCTCTGCAAAGAGTACGACCGGATATGGAATAAAATGGTGCACGACTTTACCCATATTGACAAACCTTGGGGCATACAGTAGCGTCTGGTTGTCTCAGTTGTTCTTCAGCATCAATGATTGACGGGAGCGTACAGGGTTTTCGGGAAGCCCTGTGTGCTCCCGTCTTTCTTTTTTCCAAGGAGCGGTTATGTCTGAATATACTCGCGAACGTATCGAAGCGGTCATGCGGGCCAAGGGGTACGCCTTCTTTACCGAGGGCGACTACAACCTGAACCTTCTTGCCGTCCGCTCCGGGCGGGAGGCGACCAATCTGTTTGACGATACGTTCCTTGCCGTCTTCAAGGTGGACGGCGCATGGGAAACCCGTGAGTATGCCTGCACGACCGACCCCGGAACCTACTGGCTGCGGAACGGGCTTGAGAAAGGCACGGCGGTGCTCGCCCCCGGACAGTACCGTGGAGCGTTCGCCCTTGGAAAGCACAAGGGCGAGTACGAGGCGTTGGTGCAGGCGGCCCCGGTGACGGTCTACCGCGACGGGAACAAGGACGATGCGCTGGACTATGTGGCTCCCGAAACGGGGATGTTCGGCATCAACATACACCGGGCCAACCGGAACGGGGTATCCTTCTACGTGGACAAGTGGTCTGCGGGCTGCGTGGTCATTGCGGGCGCGGATGCGTTCGACGACCTGATGGGGCTGGTGCATAAGTCCTTGGCGATGGGCGTCTATGGGATGCGGTTTACGTTTACGCTTTTTGAAAAGCGGGACTTCGAAATATGAGCGGTGCGTCTTCGGCTACGGGTGCGTTCATTGAGCTCCGGGTCTGGGTTACGCATTATGTAGAGCAGCTTATGACCGGAGCCAGCATCAAGGTTTTTTTCGCGTCTGTGCTTACGTTCTTTACGAACGTGCTCTATGGCGACAAGGTGGTGTTCATGATCTACCTTGCGTTCACCCTGCTTGATCTCGTGCTCGGCGTTACGAAAGCCATCGTGTACGACAGCTTCAACCCCAAGTACCTGTTGTACTGGGTAAAGAAGTTGGGGACGCATATGCTGCTCATCCTCCTGTTGGGGCTCTTGTGCAATGCGTTCTTCCACACGTCCGGGATAACGGTTTCGTTTGTGAACTGGATACTGTTCATTTGCTCCACTACCGAGCTTGCGAGCATCATCTGGAATCTGAAGTCGCTTGGGATGCCCGTGCCGCCTGTTGTGGATGTGTTTCTCAAGGCGCTGCGCAAGCGTGCGTCTTCTCATATCGCGCAGTGTTTTGGGGATGATGAGATGCGGCAGGAAATCGAAAAGGCATTGCAGCAGTACAAGTCGTGCGACGACTGCTCAGGATGCGGAAGGCATCCGCATGAATGATTGTAATCCTTGAACGATTTTGCTACCGTTGAATTGGCTGAGTTTTTCTAGTAGGAACGCATGTAGGAGTTTTTCATCATGGGTAAGTTTCCAGTCACATACGATGAAAAGCTGAAGCAGCATCGGTTGATGGTCGATGGCGAGTTGCTCGTGCCCGGCGTTGTCCCCGTGGACGCGACGCAGGGCAAGGGGCCGAACCATCTTCAGATTGATGCCGATGCTGGCTTGGCTGTCCGGTCAGAGACGTTCGTCTCGACCGATGACGGCAACCAGCTTGAAGTCGGGCAGGACGGCAATCTCTTCGTTCAGGAAGTGTCCCCCGATTCGTTGCTGTCTCAGGACAAGAGCAACCAGCTCTCCGTTACGGACGGCATCTATTACAACGTGGGAGACCATCTGAGCGAGGACGAAAACAACCTTCTGGTTGCGCGGGACGGCAAGCTCTTCGTCGGCAAGGTGTCCGCCGTCTCTGACGATGAGGGCAACATCTTGCAGCAGGGCACCGACTCCGGCGCGTTGCTGAAGATGGACAGCCTTGTCTCGCTCGACCTTGGGAACCGGATCGTCCTCGGTTCGGACAACAAGCTGTCCGCGCCCGTGCAGCTTTCCAAGGAAGAAGGCAACTTCCTTCGTCTCGGCAACGACCAGATGCTGTACATCAACGGCGCTGACATCGTTTCCAACGAAGCCAAGAACATGCTGGAAGTGTCTTCCAGAGACGGCAAGCTCTTCGTAAGCCGCGACAATCTGGTTCCCCCGCCCATCGTGGCGGAAGACGAAGGGAACATCATCGTCGCGGGCGGCGACGGCGGTGCCCTTCTGAAGATGGCGATGCTCCTTTCCACTGAGGTTGGGAACTTCATCCGTATCTCGGATAAGGACAACCGACTGCTGGTGGGCACGCAGTTGTCCATGCAGGAGGGGAACTATCTCCGGCATGGCGAGGACGGCGGCATTTATGCTGACGGCAACGATCTGCTGTCCAACGAATCGGACAACATCCTCGGCATCTCCACGGTCGATGGCAAGATTTATCTGAGCCATGAAGATTACGTGACCACGGTGTCCGAGGAAAACGGCAACGTCCTTCGCCCCGGTGCGGATGGCGGTGCCCTGCTTCTCATTGAAGACCTCATCTCCAAGGACGCCCAGAACAGCATCGTTGAAGGCAGCGATAAGCTCTTGTACGTCCGGGCCGTGTCCAAGGATAAGGGCAATGCAGTCACCCCCGGTTCCGATCTTGGGAGCTTCTTCCCGGCTGATTTCGGAACCATGTAACCAAAATAAATCACAGGAGTTTTTCTTATGGCTCGTAAAACGCCGCAGGCCATTCAGCAGTACCGTGGTACCACCGAACAGCACGCCACCTACACTGGCCCCATTGGTGAACTCACCGTCGATACCGACAAGAAGGTTGTCGTTGTTCAGGATGGCGCTACCGCTGGCGGTATCCCGATGGCCCGCGAAGACCGCAAGGTTGCTGGCGATAACTACATTAAGGTGAACGGCGCTGCCGAGGGCACCCTTGCTGCCGACCTGACCCTTACCATGGATATGACGAAGGTTGCCGCTGACCTCGTTTCCACCGATGAAAACAACGGCCTGTCCGTAGGCACCGACAACAAGCTGTTCGCCAAGGCTCCTGATGCCGATCTCATCCTTCGCCCCAACGACAAAATCCTCCATGACGTGGACGGCAAGGTTGCCGCTGACATCTCCGTCAGCTACGACCAGCCCTCTGGCGTTCTGAACATCATCGGTCATGACGGTTCCACCGTTGTCGCTACCGCCACTATCCCCTCCAGTACGTCCGCCCTGAAGGGCGTCGAGCTCGTGGAAGGCAAGCCTTCCGCTGACGGCGAGGAAGTCGAAGGCGACTACCATGTGAGCCTGCGCGTGGCTTATAAGCAGGGTGGTGCCCAGAAGTATTCCGATGCCGCTGGCGTGACCTTCACCGCCACCAAGGGCACCGAGAGCGCGGGCGTCGCCATGCCTAAGTTCACCGTGCCTGAAGACGCTACGGATCAGAAGTACGAAGCCGTGTTCATGGGTCAGGAAGCGGAACAGGCCGTGGCTGCCACTGCCGCCTTCGCGTTCACCGATGGCTCCACCATGCGCCTTGCGGAAGGTATGCTGTACTTCACCCCGCAGATCGGCATCGAAGCTGGCACCTACCTGCACTTCATCTTCGTGCTGTCTGACGGCACCCTCGCCGACCTGTATGTTAACGTCACCGACCTCGTGGACGTGTACACCGCCGGGCAGGGCATCTCCATTTCCGGCAAGGTGATCTCCGTCAAGCTCGGTGCCGATGGCGGCGTGAAGTTCGACGAATCCGGCAACATCGTGGTGGACTTCACCAAGATCGTTTCCACCGATGCGGACAACGCGCTGAAGAAAGGCGCTGACGGCAAGCTCTCTGTGACGGTCGTGTCCGCCGATGAAGGGAACCTCATCAAGACGGGCTCGGACAAGGGTGCTCTGCTGACCAAGGACGACATCACCGACGCGGTGGAAGAAATCGTGTCCGGTGTCGTCACCGCCGGAACCATGTGCTCTGAGCTTCGTGCCGAAACCGCTGACAACCAGATTGTCTGCAATGCTGGCAAGATGTACGTCACTTCCGATTACGGCACGATGGGCGAGTAATATCGCAATCTTATAACCCTTTAAAATAGGGGGATAATATTATGGCTATGGATGGCCTGACTCCTGTGGTTGACATTGGTGGTAATGGCAATGGCGGTTGGGGTGATTGGGGCGGTGCCCTGATCGGCGGAGCTATTGGTGGTGCCGTTGGTTCCGCATGGGGCGACCGTCGCGGGAACAACTGCTGCAATAACGGCGGTTGCTGCAACGGTGGCGGGAATACTGCCGCTTTCGGCGAGACGTTCATCATGGACAGCCTGAGCGGTGCCCGGAGCGACATCAACTCCATTGGGCGCGACAACCTGATGCAGACTGCGGGCGTCCAGAACGCTCTGTGTCAGGGCTTTGGCGGTGTCAACGCCACTGTGGAACGTACCGCCCTTGGGCAGCAGATCACTGCGACGCAGGGATTCAGCGGCCTTAACACTGCGATCCTCACCAGCTCCATGCAGGGACAGCTTGCCGCCAAGGACGCGCAGCTCTCTGCCCTTGCCGCTACCAGTGCGGCTGAAATGCAGGGCCTGCGTAATACTTTCGAGCTGAAGTCCAGCATCGACAATTGCTGCTGCACCACGCAGCGTTCCATCGACAATCAGGGTTGTCAGACCCGTGAGACCATTCTTGCCGAAGGGTGCGCCACCCGTGGCGCTATCCATCAGGAAGGGGAAGCTACCCGTGCTCTGATTGCCCAGATTGACCGCGAACGCCTGCTGCGTGAAATGAACGCTAAGGATGCGGAGATCGCGTCCCTCAAGGCGCAGAACTTCAACACTGCGCTGGCGAACAACAACGCGGCCCAGACTCGTGCGGACATGCAGTCCATGCTGAACACTATCTTGAACCACATGACCTACAAGACTTCTACCACTTCTGGTGGCGGAACCACTGCCTGAGTCTCCCGGCGGTAGTATGACAAAGCCCCTCTGGGTCACACCAGAGGGGCGACAATGTAAGGAGAGTCATTATGGCTGGTTTGAGATTCTTTTTGGGCGGCAAGCCATCTGGCGGCGAGATGGAGAACAGGCAGCACGACCGTTGGTCTGAGCCGAGGAATCATTATGACGATGGTCGGGATATGCGGCAGCATTATGGGCGGCCTTCTTCTCCGATGGAGAACCGCTTCGATCAACCGGATTATCGGCCCATGCGCGGGTTGTATAATCTTGAGCCGCAGCGTTCTGATCAGCCGGAACCCCACATGCGCGGGCTGTATAATTACAAGCATCCTGATGGGATGAACCATTACGACCCGCAGCGGCATGGCGGCGTACAGGGCAATTTTGTCCCGCTTCCCGAAGATGATGTGCGGTTCCATGAGGAATGGAACAATGAAGGCGGCAACCGTATCGGGTATATCTCCGATGTGCGGAACCACGATGGTAGCCATTCCGATGGGGGCCACTTCGAGCGGGGTGTTGCTTCTGTGATGGAATCGCTCCCTGCGGTGGGCGGCTACGCCAAGATTGTCGAGTCCGTACTGAAAGTTCTCCAGAATCCCCCGGCGACGTGGGCGGCGTACTTGAAAAATAAGGACTATGCTGGTATCGCAAAGATGGAAGCGAAAGAGCTTATGTCTGCGATTGAGAAGCATAAAGCCCCCGCTGACATTCATAAGGAGATTACCCATACCATTGCAGCGTTGATGCGCATGGGCATGTAAGGAACTTGCAAAGGAGCGAACATGGCGGCAGGCACTTCAATCTTTCTTCCGGTCATGGAATATAATGGGGATACTTGGCATCTCCAGTATGACCCTGAAAATCCGATGTCGGTACGTCCCGACTTGGTTGGCGGCAAAATCACCAATATGTCGTGTGCCCCGGTGAAGCTGCCCCGTCAGCATCCTGACAAGCAGTTCTATATGGTGGTCGTCAGCATCCTGATGCCCGCCAGCATGGAGCCTTCTGGACGGGCTATCCCTGAAAAGCGTCTGCTCGGTTTCCGAGTGTATGACTATCTTCCGGCAAACCCGTCCACCCTTGACGCTTTGAACCTCAATGAGATGGTTTTCTATATTGCAGAACCCCGCCCCGGCAGCGACGCGCAGACGCTTCTGGAAACAGTCCTTGGGCTTAAGGTGCAGGAACAGCCTGCGTCTGAAGCGGTGAATACGGACTGGACGAAGATGCTCATGCAGCAGGATGCCCCGGAGCCGCAGCCGGAACCAGTGGCCCCGCAGCAGCGAGCCTATACTACGCCTCAGCAGCATACCATGCAGTTGTCTGACGGGACGGTGAGGTAAGCCTTATGCCGCATGATCCTGTTTACGATAAGGTACTTGAGCGCGTTGTTACCAATGCGGAACATCTGATTTCCGTCCATGATAATGCGCGAGGGCTGCTGAATGTGGCGATGCGTGGGGCTATGCCGTGGGCTACCCCTTTGGTTATGAAGGGTGTTCTGCCTTCTGTGGATAAGTTGGAAGTGCTGTGTACACAGCTTCTGGCGATTGTTATGAGAAGTGACCCTTCGGTTATGCAGGCCGAGGAAAAGAATACTAAGTAGGGGGAATTTATGCCTCGCAAAATTCCTAAGCCAGTACAGCAGTTTCGCGGGACGACTGCGCAGCACGCTACCTATACTGGCCCAGAGGGTGAAATCACCGTTGATACCACAAAGCACACGGCAGTTGTGCATGATGGGCAGACGGCTGGCGGCTTCCCTTTGATGCGGGAGCATGACATTGTCGATGATGTGCAGATTACGGCATCTGTCGGCACTGCTGAGGCTATTTGGAATGTGTCTGTCGCTGTCGCTGATGGTGACGGTAGTTGGACTGCTCCTTTGGCCTTGAGCATCCAAGGCAAAGTTAATACGCCCATTGCAAGGGTCGTGAACGCGCAGCCCGGTGCTGACCATCTTGGAGGCGTGCGGGTTGTCTACAAGGGGGAAACGCAGCAGGCACAGACTGGTTTCTCTCAGACTGGCGGGACGGCAAATTTCTCGTTCACTGACGGGACTACTTGTGCGGTGGTTGCTGCGGCTGAATCTGATGGGAAACAGGCTATCACGTTTACGTTCACGTTTGCCGCTACTGCCAGTGGGCCGTTCCTGTGTGTTTCTGGCGTGCGCAAGAATGTGGCCTATGAAGTTGCCGATCCGCTCCTGTCTCAAGACCCGATGAACGCCCTTACCGCTGGCACTGACGGTAAGATTATGCTCGACGGTTCTGGTCTGGACAAGAGCTATCTTCCGCTGTATTTTCCCTTTGAAAGTGATGAGATAGTGCCGGAAATCCATACGTTCTTCCCTGACCATTGCAGGGTCATTCTGGTGGATGGCCTTCAGTCTGATGGAACGAGCGTGGATGCTCTGGGCATCACGGTTCAGCTCGATGGGGACAGTGAGGGCACCTCGGCTGTGACGCTCAAGAATGGGCAGATTGACAGCGATGGCGCTTTTGCGGGAAAGGCTGTAGTCATCCGGTGTTCTGGGCGTACTACGGAGACGTGGGTTTCTGCGTTGCTTCGTCTGACCCCCACAATGCTGGCGTCCGATTTATAGCATTCACGCACGATAAGTTTGTAAGTTCCCGATTTTTTACCCAGAAAAGTCGGGAACTTTTTATTTATATTTGGAGGGTTTATGGATAGTTTGCTTTGTGGTTATCTGCGGTTTGGTAAGCCTTTGGAAAAGCAAAGTTTGCTTTTTGTAGTAGATACTGAAGCTACTACATCAGGAGGAGTACAAACGGCAAACCCAGTTCATGCTTTTCCTAGGCTATCTAGCGGTAATTTATCTACCGCTACTTTAACTATAGATTGGGGTGATGGTACTTCGACAACTATTCCAAAGAATACACCATACGATAATAATTACTTTACTGATTATTCCACGCATACATATGAAGCTCCCGGAAAATATATTGTAACTGTAGAGGCGTATGATTTTTCTTCTTGTTCCTTTGGCGTAAATTCTAATACGTCTGCCGCATTTTCAAAATTAAAACTGTGGCGGGATACAGTAATTAGCATAGGCCCAGAAGATGCAGAAGAATATTCTTTGCCTTGTATGAAGAGCGATTTTTCATATGCTTTTGCTAGTTGTATGAAATTGACCAAAGTACCATTCGGATTATTTAAGAATAATCCGATGATTACTGATTTTTATAGTGTATTTTATTTTTGTACAGCATTAACTGAAATCCCAGAAGATTTATTCGCGTACACTGATAAAGTTACTAATTTATCTTTTGCTTTTTGCAATTGTATAAAATTGACAGGGCCTATCCCGGAAGGATTGTTTGCCAATAATCCTGCTGTAACGTCATTTGACAATATATTCCAGCAATGTACAGAGTTAACAGGGCCTATCCCGGAAGAGTTGTTCGCTAATAATCCTGCTGTAACGTCATTTGACAATATATTCCAGCAATGCACAAAGCTATCAGGGTCTATCCCGGAAGGGTTGTTTGCTAATAATCCTGCTGTAACGTCATTTAACTACACATTCTACGAGTGTTTAGGATTAACTGGCACTATTCCTGAAAGGTTGTTTGCTAATAACCCTGATGTAACTTCGTTTGATAATACGTTTGTGAGATGCACAGGGTTGTCAGGGTCTATTCCTGAAGGGCTGTTCGCCAATAATCTTGCTGTAACGTCATTTGATAGTACATTCATGCAATGTGCAGGGTTAACAGGGGCTATCCCAGAAAATTTGTTCGCCAATAACACTGCTGTGACTTCATTTGATTCTGTATTTTATGCTTGCTACTCGTTAGCAGGAGATATTCCTGAGAATTTATTTATTCATAATAATGAAGTAACTTCATTTGCTGGTGCATTTTTTGCTTGTAGAGAATTAACAGGGGCTATTCCTAGCGGTTTATTCTCTAGCAAGACTAAACTAACTTCTGTTGAACGTGTGTTTGAAGGATGCACAGGATTAACGGGGGCTATTCCTGAAGAACTTTTTGCTAGTAGTCCTTTAATCACTTCATTCAGTTATGTGTTTTCTGAATGTACAGGGTTAACGGCGGTACCTAAAGCACTTTTTGAAGAAAATATAAATGCTGTAACTTTTATTGAGACATTTTATGGTTGTTCTGGTATAACAAGTGAAGTTCCTGAGCTGTGGATTTCACACCCGGATGCGACAGGCACATACTGCTATTTGCGCTGCACCAATGCCGCCAACTACGCTGATATTCCCGCTGATTGGAGATAAGGTATACCCATAACCAAGGAGCGATTGCTATGGATTCATCCCCGATTGAGCCCCCTGTTCAGTGCCAGCCTGTAGTTGTTCAGTGTACGTGCTGCCAGTCGGTGCGGCAGAATGAAGAGCTTGACCCAATCGGGGGTGTTTTCCTTGTTCTGTTTATAGTGTTTGCCGCTTCTCTGGGCGTATGGTTACATAGGAGTTGAGGCTGCGAAATAAAAGCTCCCTACCCGATGAAGGTAGGGAGCTTTTTTACGGGCCTCGCCTTTTTCATAGGCGGCACCTCCACGGTATCGTTCAGTGTGAGCGCCTCGACATATACGATCTCACCGACAACAACCACGGCAATGGATGGGGACTGGAGCTCTGTCACTGTAACACTCTATCGTAATGGTACTTTATATAATGGCCCATTGAATGTTAGTTTTAGCGGGCCTATCATTACTGACCCATTTTCAGTAAATGTATCTAATGGAGTAACTATAATATCTTTTCTTCCTAACCAACCGGGTAATGGAAGTATTATACTTAACTATGCTAACGGCACAGCGACTATTGCTGTACGTATCACATCGCGTCCACCTATAGGGGATGGCGATAATTAGATAAAAATATCCCCCCTATCTTTATCAGGTAGGGGGGATATTTTTATTTAATGATCATATTCTGCAATAGAGTAACTATACATTGATTGGTGTGCTCCTTTGTAATATACTTTACCATTACTTGCTTGAATACGTGTTGATGTAGTATCCGGGCCATTAGCTTGGTAAACACGCACGCCATGCCAATAAAGATACAAAGGAGCAGATGGCGGGCAAGTCCATCCAGTTATATCGTCACCAAGACTAACATATTCATAAGTTAAAGCTGTAGTCGAATAATTATATTGTGTAGTCAAATCGCCAACAGACAAATAAATAGTATAATCTCCATGTACTGTAAAAGTAATAGTCGTAGACCCAACACCATTTTGTGCATTAATAGTTTGTGCAGGTACTTGTGAGATATTAGAAGTAAGCTGCACCGGGCCAGTATAAGGTTTATTATTTTTTGTTACATTAAAAGTAACAGGCTCAGGAACCATAGTCTTTACATTGGTCGGGGATGTTAACGTGAGCGCATATGTCGAGGCGCTCACACTGAACGATACCGTGGAGGTGCCGCCGCCAAACGAGAGAGTCACGGTTTTGCTGCCCGTGGTTGTTGCCGTCAGGGAGACGGTGAACGTGCCGCCGGATGCTGTTGCCGAGGCAGGGCCAGAAAGCCCGGAGCTGTACGACAGACTGACGGAGCCAGCGTAGTTGGCGTTGTTCTTCTTGACCGTGAAGGTGACGGAGTCGGGGTCGTTGGTGTAGAGCTGAGAGATGTTTGCCGAAGCAGCGTAAGTAGCGGCTGCCACCGTAAATGTTGCCGTTGTTGACCCACCGCCGAACGAGACGGTGACGGTTTTATTGCCCGTGGTGGTAGCGGTCAGCTTGTTCGTGCATTTGCCGTCAGTGGCAGTTGCCGAGGTGCTGCCGGAAAGCCCAGAGGGAAGCGAGAAGGTAACGGCACCATCATAAGCGACGTTGTTCCGCTTTACGGTGAACGTCACATTGGAAGCCAAATCTTCCGTCAGGGCTGTGGGCGAAGCCGATACTGTGTATGTAGCTGCCGATACGGTGAAGGCAATGGCGTCTGAGCCACCGCCGTAGGTCAGAGTGATATTGCCTGCTGTAGTTCCGCTTGCTGCCACTGAGATGGTAAACTGACCAGAAGCGTTTGCCGTGGCAGATGCCGGGCCACTGAGGTTTCCGCTGTATTTGATGGTGACAGCCCCGGCATAAACTGCGTCGTTCTTCTTCACAGTGAAGGTGACGGACTTGCTGTTGTAGGCTTGGACGCTGGTGCTGTTGGCAGAGGCCGCGTAGGTGGCTGCCGAGATGGTTATGGTATCGGACGCATTCCCGCCGCCGAAGGTAGCTTTGATGGTACCCGTTCCGGTGGCGTCTGCGGATACGTTGATGGTGAACTGACCAGAGGAGTTTGCTGTGGCAGACGCCGGGCCAGAAAGCCCACCGCTGTACGTCAGCGTCACAGCGCCAGCGTAGGCCGCATTGTTCCGCTTCACGGTGCCAGTGATGGACTTCGTTTCATCAACCCGGATGGTGGTAGGACTGACGACGAAGGAGTAGGTGGACGCTGTGACGGATACGGCGTCAGTCGCTGACCCACCACCAAAGGTAAACGTCAGGGTCTTGTTCCCGGCTGTGGTGGCGGTAGCCGTGAGTTTTACCACACCATTGGTTGCCGTAGCGGATGTGGTGCCGGAAATGCCCGTGGGATACTTCACGGTGACGGCACCGGAATAGTTCTTGCCATTGCGTTTCACGGTAGCGGTGATGGTGCCGGAGACGTTGGTCTTGAGCGCAGCCGAGGTGATTTCAGCGGCATAGGTCGCAGCCTGAGTATCCACCGTGTAGGAGGCGCTTCCGCCGCCGAAGGTGGCTTTCACGGTACCGTCTGCGGTTCCGGTTGAGGTCAACGTGATGCTGAACTGCCCAGAGGCATTGGAGGTAGCCTTTGTAGGCGTACCAGTGATGCCGCCAGAGTAGGCCAGCGTAACGGCCCCGGCATATGCCTTGCCGTTGCGGGTAACAGTGATGGTGTAGTCAGCTTCCTCGTAGGCGGTGATAGTCTTGCTGCTGGCGTTGATGGCATACGTGGCGGCAGCAACGGTGATGTCCGCCGTATCCGTCCAGTCATCAACCTTGACCGTCAGCGTTTCCGTTCCGGCATCTTCATAGGTGGCCTTGTACGTATACTTGCCTGCGGAGAATGTGACCGAGGTGCCGTTGATGGTGCCCTTTCCGGCGTATGCCTTGCCGTTCCGGGTAACGGTCACAACGGTGGAACCCGCCTCATACTGCGTAAATTCATCGTTGGAGATTGCCAGCGTGTAGGTAGCGGCGGTTACGGTCGCGGACAGTTTCACGCTGCCGCCACCATAGGTTGCGGTGATTGTCCCGCTGCCCACGGTATTGCCTGTGATGGTGAACGTCCCGGTGCCGGAAGAGTTGGTGGTGACTTTCGTATCACCGGATACGCCGCCGGAGTAGGCCAGCGTGATGGCACCAGCATAGGCTTTTCCGTTCCGTTTTGCGGTGATTGTGACTTCTGCGTCTTCAAACCGCTGAACAGTTTTAGGCGTGATGCTTGCCGTATAGGTGGCTTCAGTGACTGTGACGGATACAGCATCACTGACAGTTCCGCCCCCGAAGGTGGCACTGATGGTAGACGCGCCTGCGGTAACACCTGTGACGGTGATGGACACGAGGCCGGACGCATTCGAGGTTGTGGATTTTGTGCTGCTGGTAATGTTGCTGTTATGCGCGAGGGTGACGGCTCCCTGATACGGTTTTCCGTTTCGCTTGACCGTGAAGCTGACGGCCTCAGATTCGTATTCCTGCACCGTGTAGTCTTCAGCTTCAACGCTGTAGGTTGCCGCAGCTACAGTGACGGACAGCGTGATGGTTTGCCCATCAATGACCAACTTCAGGGATTGCTTCCCGGAAGTATTGTACGTTGTCGTATAGGTGGCCTTGCCGTTAGTGAAGGTAATGGCCTTGCCAGCAAGGGTAGCGGCACCGGAGTAGGCTACGCCATTCCGTTTCGCAGTAATCGTAAGGGTGCCCTGTTCGTACTGCGTGAACGACCCGGACGAAGTTGCCGTGTATGTCGTTTGTGCGACGGGGTAGGTTTGATCCAGAACGGTGGTACCATTTACTTTTACAACGAGGGGATAATCTCCGGGAGCATCATGGGGGCCGAGGGTGACGTTTGCTACCCCGTTGGAGTTCAGAGTGTATTCCACCCCATTAACGCTGATTTTTTTTTCCGGGAATGAGAAGGTCATTATCATAGAGGGTGATGGCGCTTGTGACCGTATCGCCAGTATACTCTGGAAGCCCATCTACACTGGCGATGTAGAGATGGTCTGTGTAGTACCCGTACATAAACTCTCCTGAATTGTTAATGATTAAATACAGTTACTGTTAAGTATAAGGGAAATTTGCGAAGATGTAAATGTTGCGGTATGGAAGTAATTGCTTGCGGGTACAGAACTTTTCATTGGAGCGATATATGAGCGTTATTCTTTCCCAAACCCGGTGGCCTTCCTTGGCTCTCGATTTGGCGATCATGACGGTGCCGGGTTCCCCGTTGACGGAACTGAACACCATCTATGAAACGTATTCGTTGACCCAGAATGAGTTGCGGGAGATTTTGAACAACCCCTATTTCCAGCAGTTGTTCAATGACGCGCTGGAGCAGGTGAAGGCACAGGGCAACAAGGCGGGCGCGGCCTATCGTGCAATGACGCTTTCTCAGGCTTTATCGGAGAAGCTGTTCCGGGATGCGAACGGCAACAGGATGGAGCCGAAGGACATGATCAAATTTTACGAGTTGTTGCTGAAGTCTGCGGGGTTGCTGGACAACAAGGACACGCAGGTCAACACGCAGGTCAATGTCGGCGTCGCGCTGCCGTTGCCGACAGGGTTGAACAACCCCAAGCTCAAGCATGTGCAGGCTATAGGAACCAAATAAAGGAGCGGGCATATGGCTTTTAGATATGATATGTCCCCTACTGGCAAGGCGTTCCATGAGTGCGACAAATACGTAAAGATGCTCTGCGGGCCTTACGGGTCTGGGAAGTCCTGCTGCTGCGCCATTGACGTGCTGTCGTATGCCTGCGCTCAGGCCGTGGCCCCGGACGGGTATCGGTATGTCCGCGTCGGCGTCGTGCGTTCTACGTATCCTGAGCTTTTCTCCACGACGCGGAAATCTTTGCTTGAGGTTTTGCCGGAATCGTGCGGGACGATTACGACAGGCACATCCGGGACGCAGGGGCTATACATAATCCCGTTGGTGGACGGGACGAAAGTCCACCTTGAAATTGATTTGGTTGCCGCTGCCAGTGTCGATGACGAATGGCGCTTGCGTTCAAGGAACTGGACGTTCGCATGGATGAACGAAGCCAACGGCTGTATCGAAGAAGTGTTCATGATGATCACGCAGCGTATCGGGCGCTACCCTTCCGATGATTTGGGAGGTGTGTCGTGGGGCGGGGTCATTATGGATTTCAACCAGCCCGCGCCGGGGACGTGGGTGGACAACTTCATGCGGAACCCGCAGCCAAACTGGGCAGTGTTCCGCCAGCCGCCAGCCGCATTCAAACATGAAGATGAGCATGGGAACATCACGTACACCGTCAATCCCAATGCGGAGAATTTGCGGAACCTAGGGGCAAAGGAAGAAGGCGACCCGGAAGATTTCCCCGCCGAGGAGCGGGGCAAGCGGTACTACAGGAACCAGATCGACGCCCTCATCAAACAGGGGCGATATGATGTCGTTGACAACCAATACTGCATGTTGGATGTCCCCGTGGTTGACGGGAAGCCAGTCTATCCGGGGTTCAGCAAGCGGAAGCATGTGGCCCCGCAAGTCCTTGAGCCCCTCATGTTCCATGATATTATCATCGGCATGGATCAATCCGGCATCCATCCGGCAGCGGTTATCCTGCAAAACCAATACGGAAAGTGGTGTGTCCTCGACGAACTCTACGCCAATAACGAGGGCTTTGAGAATTTCCTCTATGGTATGCTGGTTCCCCGGTTGCGGGAAAGGTACTCGACGAATCCGATAGTTGCCGCGATTGACCCTAGCAACCAGCGGGATTCGTGGACGGCGACAACGCCGAAGGAACGTCTTGCCGAGGCGGGCATTGCGGCTGTGACCGAATTGACCAACAGCCCCAAAATCCGTATCCAGATGGTAGAGCACATGCTCAACTTGGATACTGGCGGTTTGCTGGTGAGCCCGAACTGTGAGCTGCTGGTCAACGGGTTTGTCCATGAATATCGGTATCGCAGGCTTCGGGGTGGGGGTTCCATCGGTGCGGCCTATACGCCCCAACCGGAGAAGAACGACGCAAGCCATGTTCATGATGCGTTGCAGTATGCGGCGCTGCTCATCTACAGGGATGCGACGAAGGATGACCCGGCAGCGGAAGCCCTTGCAAAGAAACTTTCGGATAAACGGCGCGTACTGCGGAAGGTCGTATAATGGCTGAAGAAGCTACTGATTCCACTCGCATCAACTGGTTGCGGGAGATTGAGGACATCCCGAAGAATGCCGTTGACCCTCTGGCTGATGAAGTCATGCGGCGGTTCAATGGTGCCGTGGGGTGGCAGTCAACCGAACGGGTGAACGGCAGGAGCCTGCGGCAAGTTCTCCAGAATTGTTGGGAACAGCAGAACGGTGTGCTGAACTGCGCCGATGCACAGGCGGCGGAAGCTCTCGGTGTCGATGTCGTTATCAACATGACCGCGTTGAAGACGGACACGGCGAACGCATTCCTTGCCGAGTCTTTGACTGCGGGCGATGCCAGCCTTCCTTGGACTATCATGCCGACGCCCCGCCCGGATATTTCCCCTGTGGCGAAAGAAGCGGTGTTGCAGGAAGTGAAGCGCCAGCTCTTTTCTCAGGGTGGGTACCAAGACAGCATGGCGTTGGTTTCCCATATCCAGCAGGCAAAGCAGTTGATGCGCCGCAGGGAAGAAGAGAAGGCAGCCAAGGCCGCGGATGAAATGATGCTGCTCATTGAAGACCAATGTGCCGAGGGCGGCTTCTCACGGGCGCTGACGGACTTTCTGCAATACTTCCCGGTCTATCCTTTTGCCGTTTTCGCCGGGCCTTACATCACGAGGGCCACCAAGCTGACGTGGGGCAAGAACCGTCCCCGGCTGAACACTGAGGTTTTCCCCGTGTTCCGGGCAATCAGCCCCTTTGACTTCTGCTATTCGCCGGATTCCCCCGACACGCAGCGGGGGACGTGCGTGTTTACCCGGACGCTCTGGACGCGGAAGCAGCTTCTGGATGCAGCGAAGATGAAGTCGTACCTGCAATCCAATGTGCTTGACGTTCTTGAGAATGCCGATGTCAATCCTGATTTCAACCTGAACTGGCTCAGTCGGGAGCCGGATTCGTATCGGCGCAGCCTGTCTCTGTGGTCGTCCAATGTTGCCCCCATTGAAGTCCTGACGCACTATGGCGTGATGTCGGGACGGGAGCTCAGGTCGTATGGGTTCCATAATCTGGAAGACACTGAGTTCTACAACTGCGAGATTGCGATGGCGGGCTACCGGGTGATTCAGGTGAAGGTCGTCAGCGACCCCCGGATGCAGACGCGGCCCATCTACACGGCGAGCTTCTACCGCACGGGCGGCGACCGCATTGCGGGCGACGGCATTGCGCAACGCATCCGGGACATTGAGCGGGCCTATCATTCCTGCCTGCGCTACCTGATGCGGAACGCGGCGAATGCGTCTGCGCCCTTGTGCGAGGTTGACTACCGCCGGATGATTGCGCACATGAGCGACGAAGACTTGGGCCATGTCGTTCCGGGCCTGATGTACATGGTGGATTCCGATGCAAGCAACAGCGGGAGCGCCGCTATGCGGTTCTTCAACATCCCCTCCAACATCCCGGCCTACGCGCAGTTGATGGAAATGTTCATGCAGCTTGGCGACCGGGTGACGAACATCCCGGCGGCCCTGCACGGGGAAGCCGTGGGCAGCGGTGCCATGCGGACGTTCCGGGGCATGTCCATGTTGCAGGGGAATGCGACGAAGGCCCTCCATGCGGCGGTGACGAACATTGCCAATGGCGTGTTCATCCCGCTTGGGGAAGCATTGTTCAACACGAACATGCTGTACTCGAACAACATGGACATCAAGGGCGATGCGCAGATCATCACCAAGGGCGCTGAGGGCTTGCTCCAGAAGGAAATGCAGAAGCAGTCCGCAATGGAGATATTGCAGGTTGTCGGTTCTGTCGGCGCGCAGTTGGGGCAGATGGTGAACATTGCCCCTGTCGTGTCGTGGAGCATCAAGCGGCTGGTGAGCGCAATGGGCGTGCCGGATGATGTCATTGCCCAGATGGAACAGCCGATGATGCCGCCGGGCATGTTGCCGCAGGGCGGTGCCCCGGTGTCTGGAGACAATCCGAATCCCAACCCGGCACCGCCGTCACCCACGGGTGCTGGTGTTGTTGCCGATGTTTCGGGGGGAGAAGCATGATAGAGCATGGCCCGAAGGCCGGGAGCAAATGGTTCAAGTTTGCGGCATGGTTCGTAGACAACCTCAATTTTTGTGAGGGGTTCTACTACGGGACGGATATTCCCAAACCTGAGAATAAGTTGTACAACTGGTTCTACACTTACTGGTTGTGGCCTTGGAAACAAAATGACTGCATCTGCTGCAATACGGTACGCGGGCTGATGTATGGGGCGGTCATTGGATTCATCCTTGGGAGGTTTTTATGAGTTTGTATCCCCTTTGGAAGAACACCAATAAGACGGAGTTCTCCAGTGTTTTCAGCGTCCCGCCCGGTCAGGTCTGCGTGCTTTTCGCCTCTGGGTTGCAGAAGTACAAGTACCGGGTAGATGCTTCCGAGGTGCAGGTGCCGCAGGTTTTCTGCGTGCGCCGACTGCTGCACAATTTCACATTCCCAGTGGATAAGGCAAACTTGCCCTGTGGTTGGATTTTTGATACCGAAAAATCAGGCGCTGATGAAATCATTGATGAAGTCGTCAGGTCTTGCTCTGACCCGTGGCAGTTGTCGATGTGCAGCAACCTCCGGGTTATTGGTGTCCCCGGTACATACCGTTTGGAACTCAATGACACTACGGCTATTGGTAAGGCACAAGTCTTTGCCGAACTGTACAATGCAAAGACTTTCCCGATGCAGGTCAAAGACCTATTCTTTCTGTAGGGAGATGAATTATGTCGCAAGGTTGCGGAAGCATTGATTACCTGAACGGCGGCACCATGACTGGTGTGTCAATCCTGAACTCTCAGGTTACGAACACTACCATTTCATCGAGCACCCTTGACAGCAGCACGATCTCGAACCTGACTGCCCTTGACGAAAAGTCTGCGCAGGTTGTTGCTGATGCCATTGCCGCACTTCCGGCGGATAAACTGCAAGCCCTTGTCAATGCGCTGCTTGCTGCACTGACCCCCAAGGCGGCACCCACTCCGGCGCTCTCTGAAGAATCCGATGCGATTCCCACTGACATTATCGGGGCGCGGTCGTCCGTACTTGGCGACCCCGATACGTGGCTTGCCCTTGGCGAATACGTGGTGCCCATGTACTCGCCGGATAAATAGGAGGGACTATGAGCAAGAAGGTTGCAGTTGCAGTGGTTACGGGTGTTGACAGCACCTTTGATGCCGCTGTGGAAAAAGCGCAAAACCCTGCCATGACGACCGCGGATAATCCTCTTGTCGCCAACTATCAGGACATGAAGAACGAAGCCGTTGTGGAGCGGAATATGGAACGCCTGCGCACCGATGCGCGTATGCGTTTTTGCGGGCCGCATAGTGAAATCTATCGCGGCATCATGGACAATCGTTTTGGAGGTTGATCATGGGTTGCCCTCGTTGTGGTTCCAGTCGTCCGTCCCGTCCGTCGAATCCCCCGTCCTCTCAGCAGCGCCCCGGCACTGCTCCGAACAGGCCGAATGTAATCAGTCCTACCAACAGCGCACGGGACGCTATCTCCGGGCTGCGGTATGTACCTGCGTCGTCCGGGAAGTAAGCAGGAATTGTCCGGGCTGTACAAGGCCCTTGCTTCCAACGACGCCATCTACATGCAGTTGATCAACGCATGGAAGGACAAGTTCGTTGAGGAGCATGAGCAGTGTGTGGCCCTTGCGGTCGCGGCATTATCCAATGAGAGCTTGAAAAGTCAGGCGCTTATCGCCAAAGGCAAGTGCGATATGCTTAAGGAGCTCATTGAATTTGCCGAACAGTTCACCAATAAATAGGAGCGAAAACTATGTCTCAGGCAATGCCCGGCGGCACTGAACAGCCGCAGATTTCCAAAGCGTTTATGCGGGCTCCGTCCAATCCGTATTCTCGTATCGTCAACGAGAAGTTGCAGGCGATGAATAACCAAACGGCTACTCCGCCCGTGGCTCCGGTAACGCCTGCCCCTGCGCCGACCCCGGCACCTGCCCCACAGCAGCAGACGTATGACCCTGCGATGGTTCACCAGCTCATGATGGAGCGGCAGCAGCTTTTGCAGGAGCGTGAGGAACTCGCACGTCAGGCTCAGGAACGCAACGACTTGGCTGCGGCTCTTGCGCAGGAACGTGAGGAACTGAGCAAGTACCGTCAGCAGCAGCAGTTGCAGAACGCATTGCCGAAAGACGTTTTCGATTCTCTGGAATCCATCGACCCGGATGAAGCCAAGCGCATCACCGAAGCCGTGTTGCAGGCCACGCAGCAGATTGTCGCCCCCGTCCAGCAGGCGGTGTCACAGCAGGAACAGCGGGCCAATGAGGTGCTCTTGCAGGCGCGTCAGGACGCGGCGCGGGCGCGGGTGGAACGGCAGAATGCCGAGATCATGCGGGTTCATCCCGATTTCTTTACCATCCTTAATTCGCCGCAGTATGCCGAGTTCATGTCTCAGCGGGACGGCCTGTCCTCCAAGACGCTCGATCAGCGTGCGGCTGAAGAATATACTATGGGGAACACGGCGTATGTCATTGACTTGCTGAACAAGTTCAAGGGCGCGAACGCGACTCCCCCCGTTTCCGAAACTGCCTATACTGTACCCCCTATCCAAGCGGCGGGCAGCAACGCAGTAGCGGCACCCTCGGCTGAGGAACCCAACTATTCGTTGCGTGACCTCAATAACCTTTACCAGACGCGGCGCATAGGCCACGAGCAATACCTTGAAATGCTCAAACGGCTGCGGGCCGCGCCCACCTCGAACTAGGAGTTGACCTATGCTTCTGCAAAGTGCAAGCGGTTATCCGGGGATTGAAGCGTCGCCATTGGCGCGGATTGGGTACAGCGATGTCATTCTTTCCCGCGTCTATGAAGACGACTGGCTCCCCCGCGTTACGGCTTCGGAACTGCTGGAGCCTGTGACGCAGTGCAATCAGGTGATCCAGATCATGCGTGCCCCTGAAGTCGGCCCGCTGCGTTCATACCAGAAGAACCAGCAGCTTGTGCCGAACACCGTGGGTACGGATGCCCGGTGCCTCACCATCTGCAACGCGGGCTATCAGGACGTGAAATTCGACCTGACGGACATTAAGCAGGCGTGTGAGAATTGGGGGCCTTTTGAAGAAAAGATGCTCGAAAGCCTGTACCAGTCCTATGTGGATTCTCAGCGCCGCTTCGTCCTTGGACGCATGATGGCGCAGGTTTCCCCGCTGACCTCCCTTGGTGCCGCAGGCCGCCAACATGACGTTGACCTTGGCTACCCCGGTTCCCCCCTGCACGTCACGCCGCAGAATCTTCCCGTGGTTCTCGCCAAACTCCAGCGCGTGCTGATCGAACAGAAGCGTTGGCGCGACGGCGAGATGTTCATCATTGTGCCGCCCATCCTTCGTACCTACCTTGCCATGTCGAACTACGCGAACTCCCTGTGGAGCTGCAAGTGCGGCGGCATCGTCAGCGGCATGTGGGATCATGAGCTGTTCGGCTTCACGCCCATCGAGTCCATCCATGTTCCGGTGCGCCGTGACGAATCCGGTTCGCTGTCGTTCTACATCATCGCCGGGCACAAGGAAGCGACGGCCTATGCCTCGAACATCATCGAGTCCCGTCTCATCACCAACGACCCGGATTACTTCGGCGTTCGTTACCAGTACCTTGTGGCTTGGGGTGCGGAAGTTATCTACCCTGACGCTCTGGCGATGGGTTACTGGACTTTTGACCCCATTAACTAAGGAGACTTGAGCAATGGCAAACGTCAACCTGTTCCGGGGCGGCACCCCGGATTACAAAGGCTGGATGTGTGAAGGACAGTCGGCTGAATACCAGCCCCCGTTCGATGCTCCCCATGTCCCGTATACGCCCCCGTTCGACAGCCATGCCGATGGTGCCTATGGGCAGGGGTATCTGAACCTGCAATTCCCTCTGGTTCCGAATCTGAACGACACCTACGGGCACCGCTGGATGCAGAACTTGCTCAAGGGCGTGAAGAATGTGAACGACATCATCTTCACGAACTGGGTTCCCACCCGCGCCTATGTCGAATCCCTGTACGTGGAAGTCACCCATACCGACGCCATCCTTGACGGCGTATACGTCACCCCCGTGGCGTACCGGGTGGATTGGGATTTCACTACGGAAGAATATCTGTACAAGGAAATCACCGCGTTCACCGATGAGCTGACCGCTGCGGGCATGACGCAGTTGCCCCTCGGCACCCCGCAGGACGGCGACCGTCGCTACCTTATGGCGCGCCTGTCCACTGACGGCAGCAAGCTGCCCTGCACCTTCGGGCACAACATCGTGAAGCGGGACAAGAATGGCAAGCCCACTGATGGGTATGACGAATACTTCGGCACGGTGCTGCTCGGCCTTCAGGTTGTGCAGGGCGATGCGGAAAAGATCGCCAGCATCTGGAAGTCCAACATTGCCGTGTGGATGTCCGCCAAGCTCATGGCCTTTGAAGGTGCCACGCAGATCGGGTAAAACCCAAAGGAAGGTTTCCTATGGCAAACGTAGCGAATACCAAGCACACTGGCCCGGCGTCCAAGGACGCCATCTCCGGCGGCAAGAAGTTCCCCAACAGCGGGACGGCCCCCCGCGGCAAGGGCACGCCGATGGACAACACGTCCAGCGACGCGCAGCGCCGCATCATGTCGATGCGGATTCAGCCCGGTGGCCTGACTTCCACGAAGTAACCTACAACTTTGGAGCGATGCGATATGTCACAGGTAGTCCCTCAGCCGCTTGAACGGAGTACCCCGGACAAGGTGTTTGATTTACCCAACGACGATGCCCGGATAGCGTACCTCAAATTCCTTGGCGCGAAGAATGTCGATCCCCCCTTGCCGCATTCCACACACTTGCGGAACAAGGTCAACGGGCGCATTCTGCCTTGGGATGAAATGTTGGCGGAACAGCGCGACATTATGGAATGTTGCGATGTTTATGGAAATACAGACCCTGCTGTCTGGGGGCCGCAAGTCATTGATGCTGCGGGCGTAGATACCGATGAAAAACGCATCGCTCTTGCCAAGGCGCAGGAGGTTCTTTTGAGCCAGAGCGCCGGGCTTACGGAAACGCATCGGCTGGAGGACGCTCCGAGGAGCCTGTCCCCTCAGCCGATGGCGCTTCCCAATGATGCCGTCCCCTATGACGACATCGAATCCCTCATTGACCACGGTGCGGTGAAGAACCTGATAGCGATGCTGGAGGACAAATGATCGCTTCGTCGGTTATCGCTGAAGTTTCCCATGACCTCAACGACCAAGTGCCGGGGTATGAATACACCCGTTGGAGCGTGGAGCAATTGCACTCCTACCTTCGGGAAGCCCTTGTCGCTGTAAGCCACCAGTTCCAGAAGGAATTTGTGGGCATGGTCATTGTGGAACTGGAACCCGGCGGTGACTGGCAGAAAGCCTGCGATTGTTCCAGCATCGTGCGGATTGTCGGCGAGTCCACGAAGTCCGGCAAACTGCGTCGGTACCTTCGGAAGATTGCCGATGTGGAAGCCGACCTCTGGACGGGGGACATCTCGCACTGTCCCGCACGGGGGAAGGACTACGCCATTGATGGGTATTCCATCAGCGTCGTGGACGACAGCCTGTTCCGGGTCTATCCCCCGGTGCCGCCGAACGTGACCAAGTATGTCCTTGTCGAATGCTTCAAGGAGCCTGACGGGTACAGCTTGGATACGGACGTACCGGAGAAGCTGGTGGCGATGGTGAAGCAATGGATGCTGTACCGTGCGCTGTCGGTGGATTCGGAAAACAACCCGACGATTACGGAGCTGGCAAACACGCACCAGAAGACGTACTTCAATTTGATGAAGGCGCTTCTGGAAGCAGAAGAACGTGAGAAGATGCTCTATGATGATTTACGAGCCGTTCAAAAAAGTGCCGATAAGTGAGTTCCATGAGGAGCTCAAATTTGAGTTTCCCAATCTCGCGCCCACGATGTTCGATTACTATCTGGTGCGCGCCGCCATCCAGATGGCGAAGACGGGGAACCTTATCCGGCGCAGGGCCACGCTCAATGCGGAGCACTGCGTTACGCGGTACAAGCTGGAAGCGTTGGACGACATGGACATCTGCGGCATCCTGAGCATCATGAGCAAGCCTTCATGCAGCGGGTGCGGCCCGCTTGAAGTGAAGCGGGCGTTCACGGCTCCGAAGGATTACGAGTGCGTCACGAGGGAGATTGCATGGTACGATGATCAGGAAGGCGTCCTCCATGTGCATCCCAAGTACACGCGCAACAGGTACTTCATCACCATGTCGGTAGCTCCCCGCCCCGGCGCGTGCGAGCTGCCGGAAGCGTACAAGACGCAGTTTCTCCCCACCCTGCTGATGGGGGCCAAAGGGCTCATCATGCTCATCCCCAACAGGCCGTGGTCGAATGTGCGGATGGGGCAAGGTTATTACAATGAGTTCCTCAAACTCATTCGCGACGACGCCATTGAAGTCGCTACACACAAAATGCGCGGGGCTATCAGGATGAACTTCGGCCCCGCCGTCTAGGAGCAGTTATGCCGCGCACCGCGAAAAAGCCCGATGACAAGAAGAAGCCCGCCGCTGGCGGCAAGAAGCCCTTGCCGTTTGAAAAAAAGTCTGACAAGAAATCAGGCAGCGGGAAAAAGAAATAAAGCCTGTAAGCGCCCCGGTTCCCGAATAGGGCCGGGGCGTTTTTGATAGGAGAAGAACACGATGGCGAAGAAAGTTTGTGACCCACGCATGACTGCAACCTGTGAGGAGAAAGTTCTCAAGACTCCGATGGAGACAGGGCAATGCCCGTCATGGGAACTTTGCTTGCCATTCGCTGGTAAACTCATCTCCAAGGGCGGCTGCATTGAACTGTTGCCCGGCACCCCGCCACCTGATGGTGTCTACGGCAAGGTTGTTGTGGCGAACGGCTGCATCGTCGGGCTGGAGAAAGCCGACATCCCCATCTACAGTGCGCCGCCCTGCGCCCCTGTGCCGTGTGATTGCGGAAGCGGTGGCGGTGGGGGGGACATCTGCAATGCCTCCACTGAAGCGGGCAACCTGTTCTCCTGCGACGCATCTGGGCGGCCTCTGGTCAAGCTCTGGATTAAAGGTGGGGACGCTATCAACGTCACCGGGAACGGCACGGCAAACAACCCGTACATCATTGACTTCACGGGCTCCACGGGCACGGGGGGCGTCTACATCCGGTCGGGCAACAATGCCATCACCGTTTCCGGCAGCGGCTCCACCGATAACCCCTATGAGGTCACGCACAAGAAGGGGTTGGAAGGCAAGTACGGCACGCTGTCCTTTGACGAATTTGGGCACCTCATTGAGTACACCCCCACTGCACAGCAGGACGGCATCATGGGGTTGAAGGAAGGCCGCGGCATCTGCATTGATACTGACGTGGCTACGGGCATCGCCACGATTGGGTTGTGCGACCAGCGGTTCGACGCATACACGGGCACCGTTCAGCTTGGCGGGTTCAATGTCGAGATCAAGAATGGGGAAGTTGTTGATGTAACGCGGGTAATCAATCTCCCCGCAGGGACATACACGTTCGGCAAGTACGATGTAACTATCAATGAATACGGGTCTATTACGAATATAGTTGAACGGACAGCCACGACTGGCGATGACTATATGGGTTGCGAATATGTGGGCATATGGAATCAGCTTATCAGCAATGACCCGGCCCTCGAAAATATGAACAACTATGTTCGTGATTTCATATTGGAATTTGATGCTCCGAAAGATTCTCAGTGGGTATTTACCATAGACTACAAAGGTGCTTTTCTCATTGATGGTGTGCTTGTGAATGGAACCAATGTTCTGGTTCCTCCCAGTGGCAACGCTTCAGGTGCAATACCATTATTGAAACTTACGGACGCATTCAATTTTACTCCCAGTGTTTCCGCAGATGCTGGCATAAGCGTATCCGTATCTGCATATTCCAGATACGTGTTCAGGCCAAACATGACGTTTGCCGCTGGACATTACGAAGTCCGGTTCCGGGTAAACACTGATGAATACGTGACCAATTGGGTTCGCTTGCCGCAATTCGTGGCGTCGATCAAACTTGTCGGGAACGCGGCCCACTCCTTAGCTTGGGTTAACTCACGGGACTAGTCCTATGCAGGTGACAATCAGCAACTTCGGCGGCATCGTTCCAAGGTACTCTGACCACAATCTGAACAACATTGCCGCAACGATAGCCCATGACGTGAAGCTGCGGAACGGGCGTCTGGAGGCGTGGCGGGAACTGTGTGATTATGCCGATGTTGCCGAATCGAACCTGTCGTTCCACCTGCACGGGTGCTGCACGACTGCATGGGATAGGGTCGTGCAGGCGGCGGAAGTGGCTCCCGATTGGGGACGGTTCTATATCACCGGACGCATCAATGCGCTGGAGTCCGTTGTCCTCGACTGCAACTGCAACCCAAGCTATTTTCTTGTCGGGGTGCCGACGCCCTTGACGCCCCCGGTCGCCACGGCAACGGAAGAGTGTGACCGGGCGGCGGACGCCCGCGCCTATGTCTATACCTACATCAACCAGTGGTATGAAGAATCCGCCCCGTCCCCGGCGAGCAACATTGTGCAGGTCAAGGACGGAACGACCGTCACTGTGTCGGGCATCGCCTTCCCGCCCGATGGATACGGCATCATCGGCGCGAACATCTACCGGGCGGCAACGGGGTTCCGACAGGCGGACGGCAAAGTCCAGAAGCCTTTGACGGACTACCTCTATGTGGGAACCGTAGAGTTTCCGAGTACCACCTTTACCGATGATGTGAAGGGTATCTACCTAGGACAGCCGCTGGAGACGGGCAAGGTACGGATGCCCCCGAACGGGCTCCGCAATGTGTGCAGCATTGACGGGGTTGTCCGGCTGGCGGGCACCACGGTCAACCAAGTCCACCTGACGGAGAATTTCCAACTGCACAACTGGCCCGTCAAATACGACCTGACGCTGGACAGCGGCATTGTCCACATGGGGAGCCTTGACCAAAAGCTCTATGTCACTACGGATACCATCCCATACATCATCGACGTATCCAGTTGTGAAGACATGAAGTGTACGCCCGTGCTGGACATCGACACGTCCCTGCCGGATATAAGCTGCGGGCATTCCAGCTCCGCAATCATGACGCCGCACGGGTACATTTACAGTTCCCCCTACGGGGCGACGCTCATCGACCCGTCCGGGAAGTGGCACATCCTCACGTCCCGCTGGTTGAGCGAGGATGATTGGGCGCTGGTGCAACCGAATACGGCCCGCTTCGCCTATTGGGAGGGGTTCCTTTTCATCGTGACGGATGCCGTTACGTTCCTGCTGGACATCAACGGCGACCCATATGGCGACATGAACCAAGCCGAGCTGTCCACCCTATCGGATTCCCCTGTTGACCTGAAGGTATCCAACACCGGGAAGCTGTTCATGTTGCAGAACGGCAAAGTGCGGATGTGGAATGGTGCCGATACGTTCCGGGAATTTACGTGGGTAAGCCGGGAACTGACGGGCGGGACGGTCAATCATGGCGGGCGCATCCCGTCAGACGACCCGGCACTTGGCGTCATGTGGTCGCCCGTATCCGGGAAGATACGTACCAAGGGGACGGAGTTCACGCTCATATCCCCAATCCAGCCGGAAGCGTACAAGCGCACCGTCATGGACGAACGACCGTTCCGGCTGCCCCGCGTGGGGCGGCATATGTGGTACAAGGTGCGGCTCCGGGGAACGGCACCTGTGGAATTTGTTGACCTTGGCACCGCGCATTTCACGGTGAACAAGGGGCAGTGACGAACTCGGACTTATTTTGTATGGTCTGGGAAACAAAGGAGCGAACCAATGCCGACCTACCATTACGACATTCTGGAACCGGACAGCGACCTCACCATAGCCGTGGACAACCTTCAGCACGAATTGGGTGCGCTGTACAAGGAATCATGGGATACGGATAAACGTGCCGCCTACGGCGACAAGCCGTTTGCCCTGAACATTGAAGCCTTCGCCCGCATGTGGTTCACGAAGTCGCTGAAGATTTTCATGGCCTATGATGAAAGGAACGACCCCATTGGGTTTCTTGTCGGCATTGTCTTTCGCCCGCTCCCCTATGAGGCGACCGTCTTTCAGGTGGAAGACTGGTTTACCCGTGGGAACAAGGAAGTGGAGCGCGGGCTTTTCCAGCACGTCACCAATGCCATTCGCTATATTGGGTGCGATGAAATCTGGGCGAGCGACAAGGCCAACCGTGATGCCGATTTCGGCACCAACTGGAAGAAGGCCAACTCCTTTACTCTGAATCGTTATATAAGGGCTTAATATGGTCTTAGCTGGTGACACACAATGTAACAAGAACCACGGCGTAAATGACGAAGGGCGATCCTTTTTCGGGGATTTGCTCTCTCTTGCTGCCATTGCCGCTGCTGCCTACAACTCCGTCAAGGCTGTCCAGATCGCTGAAGACGAATGGGAGATGGCGAAGAAGTATTGGCAGATTTCAAAGAACTGGCTGGACTATTACAAGGACAACTACGCCCCGGTTGAAGATCAGGAACTGGAAGAGGCGATGAATATCCCGGTGGAGGAACCGGACTATGAAGTCGCCCGTGGGCGCGCCCGCGTCTCCGCATGGTTGGAGTTCCGGGGCATCACAGACAAGGCTATCCGCTGTACATCCCGGTACTGCACCGGGCTTCGTGCGGATATTCTGACTGATCTCTCCATTGCGCAGGCCGCAGCGGTGGCAATGGCGGACGGCCTCGGCTACCGCAACGAGCGCGCCTATATCGAATCCCGCAATGAAGTGCGGTTTGAGAAGATGATGAACACAGCGAAGCGGGGCCGGGACATGCTTGCCGACAACGTGTCGCTGGCAAAATCTGCCGCAGGCATTTACGGTGATTTGTGGAATCAGGCGTGGTCAGGCATTCAGGGGGCGGGCTCTTACTTGGGTTATTACTTCAACCGGAATGATACGCAGTACCCCACGACTTACACGGCAGACCGTGCCACAATGCACACGCAGGCGACTGGCGGCTTGGAACCCATCCAAGGATATGCGGCACGGCGTCGGGCTCAGGTAGAGCAGGCGGGGACGCAGCTCATGAAGGAAAACTCTTTTGCTTTTGGGTAACATATGGCAGATTGTACTTGTGCAAACCCGCAGGCGGTAGCCTCTGCCATAGACGGGACTACCAGCAAGGTTGACGATGTAAGCTATACCCTGCATGGCGGCGCGCATGGCGGGCCGCTTGGCGCTATTGATGCGCTTCGGTTCTGCCATTGGGCCGCACCCGAATACGGAAACATTGGCGAGAACAATTGGAACGTCGCCTTTAAAGCCGCGGCCTTGGCAATCGCTCTGGCAAACTCCATTGCTCAGGGTGAGATTGCCGAAAAGCAACAGGACTTGGCGGATCGCTATTACCAGATGGCGAAGTACAAGTGGGAGCGATTCAAGGACAAGTACATGCCCTTGGAAAAGAAGCTCCTGCTGGAAGTATCAACAGTGCCTGTCCGGGAGCTGAACTGCATCGACGACCGTGACCGTGCGGAACAGTCGGTGAATCCGGCGTTCTCCACAATGTCTGACTACCTGTCCCGTAATGCAAAAAAGCTCCGCCTGTGCATTGACCCTGCGATTATCAGCGCGATAGAATTGCGCCGGGCTCAGACGTTGGTGGATACCGAGAACTACAACTTGCAGGACGACCAGTTCTTCACCGACTTCAAGAACGACCAGCGTTGGAACCGCCGCAGTACCGTGCTGAACTTGGGGCGCAACCTGAGTTCCCAAGCCTTGAAGTACGGAGATGTCGCCCGCTCCTTGTATTCACAGGTCGGCGCACAAATTGACCAAGCCGCTGGCAGCCTCATGTCGGCATTGGGATATTACGGGGCAAGGAACGACACGTTCTACCCCACTACATATCTGGGTTCCAACGGAGCGGGTTCTTCTTCTTCTTTGATTGGTATCCATGCTTTCGGGGGCAATAACCCCACAGGTTTGAATCCAACAGGTTAAGGTGCTGATATGCTAGATTTCTTTGGAGCCATAGGCCGCATGTTGCCGGGGTATGTGCAGGGTGAGCGGCAAGCCATTGCCGATAACTGGAACGACCTTGAGAAGTATAACAAGGTGCAGGCCGGGCAACTTGAGAATGCCTTTACTGAGGACACGTACAACCCCCGGTTCAACATCATGCTCCACAACACGGCCCGTTCCCAGATGGGAATGGAACAGGACTTGATGAACCTGAACCTGAACTACGCAAGGTATCCGGGGCTGATGGACGTGGCGCTGGTAAACAGCGAATCGGCTGGCCCGCTTGCCGCACAACAGGCCGCCATGCAGATGGCGCAATTCGCCGCATTGCAGAATATGTACAACAGCCCGCTGTGGCAACAGGCAACGATGGGCGGCACCATCTTCAACCCGTACACGGGTGCTGCCATGAGCCAGCCTAGCATTTTGGGGAGGTAGCGGATATGCCGATGATGCGAGCAGCCCATATGGTTATGCCGGGCACCGAGAACACGGCACAGGTTTTTCCCGGAACGGCACCCGTCCTCATGCAGCGGTCGCCCTACGCGACGCTGGCCTATGAGGTTACGCCCTACGGTGCGTCGGCGTTGACGGGGTATCCTTCCGCATATCCCCATGTGATCCGTAGAGGGCCTACCGATTTCATAGCCATGTTCGCCCCGCGTGGCGCGGCTATGGGCTATGCCGCGGCTCCGGCCCATGACCCTCAGTGGGCGCGGGAACTGTTGAATGCGGCTGTAGGACGGCGGGGGGCGGCACCGCAACGGACGGCTCCGGTGGCGCGTGGGGCCTCCACGACGCCCCCTGCCACCACCAAACCAGCGGCGACCCAACAGGCAAACAATGCCACGGCATCGGCACGTAAGCAGCCGCAGGTGCAAGAGCCCCCGAAGGTAGGGCCTACCCCGCCGAACCCCCCGGCAACGGGGAGCGGTGCGGCACCCGCTGTGGCTCCTGCTGCGCAGCCCGCAGCCATTATGTTGCCGCGGCTTGCCGGGGATATGACCCCGTTGCCCGGTGCGGTTCCCGTCCCGGACTTGGCAAACCCCGGCATGGGTGCGGCCCCCACGGGCGCGGCCCAACCTGTCATTGCGCCTGTAGGCGAGGGCGGCATGGTGCCGACAGCGCCGACTGAGGAGCCGGGTTTCTGGAGCAGCTTTGTCAACGGAATGAAGGACTTCGCCTCGGATATGACGCCCCCGCCCGCCGAGCTTGCCGAGCTTTCGCGGCAGGCTACGGAAAGCATGGCGGCGCAGGATAATGCGGTCGATCAGAGTGGCCTCTCTCTTGCCGATGTCACCAATGCCGCGTTCCTGTCTGCCCTGAATCCTGAGTTGTTGAACCTGTTCTATAACTTCGGACGCGATTTCACTACGGCTTTCCCCCGTGCAGTACAGGCGACAATGGGGGGGAATCCGCTGCAAGTTCCCCCAGTCTTGCCGGGGCCGGGTGGCATCCCGGTGCTGGTGCCGTAGGAGGTGCGCACTATGTCGCAATCCCATGAAGAAGAACAGGCGATACTGTCTCAGATTTACGACCCGCGGTACCAGCAGACCATGTTCCTTATCGAGCAGGCGATGCGGGACGTATCGGCATTGCCCGATGTGCCCGCGTCGTATCCGAACACATACGATACTGACCTTCTGAGACTGATTGATTCCGTACCCTTGGAGTAATTATGGCATCGTCTACATCCAACGTCACTCCCATAAGCTCTCAGGTTAAGCCCTTTGAGATGCCGGATTACAACTCTGCCCTCAAGCAAGCCATGTCCACGGCGAACATGATGGCGCTGATGTACCGGAGAATGTACGGCGGCGGGGGGCGTGGGAAAGGCGCATGGCATTATGAGATTGACCCTACGGCACCGAATGGGTTCCGCAGGGTCTGGGTCGAGGGTGGCACTGATAAGGAACGGAAGGCGTACCTTGAAGCGATGCGCCGTGGTGCCGCGGTCAAGGCCCTGCAAGACCCGGAAGTTGCCAAGCTGCGGGCGGGCATGGAGAATATGTCCGTCCACAAACAGAAGCAGATTCTGGACGACATCCGGCGCAACCATGTCGAGCGGTTGTCAAAGCAGTACCAAGTCCCTGCCAACGACATCCTGCAAGAACTCGGCACAGCAGATGCCCAACTCAATAGCCAGCTTAAAAAAATCAATGCTGACTCCGGGTTCTGGAATACGTTGTGGGATGCCGCTTCGCGGGAATCGACGAAAATAGCCGATGCTATTACTGGCGTGGGCGAGGATGCCCGTGCCGAATTTGAACGCGGCAAGCTGCGCTTGGAGAAATACCAGCAGGCTACGGAAGAGAACGCCTACCTGCGGGAACAGCAGCTTCGTGAACAGGAAGGGGAAGGATTCCTCTCCCGCCAGACCGGGCCGGGCAGCAGCTTCCTCGGCATGATGGGCAGCTTAATCGGCGGGCAGGCTGCGGACACGGGCGCACCGCTTGCCGGGATGGGAGCTGGTGCCGCCGCTGGTACAGCTACCGCAGGGCCTGTCGGGGCTGCCGTAGGCGGCCTCATTGGTGCGGGCGCAGCGGGCTCACAGATTGAGAAGATCAACTTCATCGACCGTGTGGTTGCCGACCCCAACCTGACGGACGAACAGAAGATTGCCGCTATTGAAGCGGGCTCAGGTTCCGCGCAGCTTATGGGCGGCGCACTGAATGCCCTCCCACTGAACCTCGCCCGCGTAGCGGCACCCGTGCGCAATGCTGTAGCCCGTGCGGGCATCGGTAGATTGGGGCGTGAATTTACTGAGGCAGGCGGCGGTGCCCTCGGTGAGCAAGTCTTGCGGAATGCCGCTGCCCGCCGTGCAGAGAACATTGCCAACGAGAGCTGGCTCCGTACCTACGCCACCCGCGCCGTTCCGCAGGCGGCAGTGGAGACGGGGCTTGCGAATGTTGGTACGGTGGTTGGACAGAATGCGATCTTCAACGAGGCTACCGGACAGGACACCCCGTTGTCTGAAGGCGTCGGGGAATCTGTCGTCGCCTCGGTTCTGGGCGCTCCTTTCTTTGGGGCGTTCAATGTCCGCAGCTATCCACGCCGTAACAATTCCGGCAACACCACGGGGACGCGGCAGACGGGGACTGATGCCAGTGCTGCCGGAACCGCTGCGCCGAACCCCGGCTCTGTACCTCCGGGAGACGGGGGCGCAGCGTCAGCGGTATTTAACCAGAGCACGTATGACCGCTCGTTCCGTTCCGGGTTGAAGGAGTATTTCCGCAAGAACCGTAACTTCAATCCCGATGATGTGCAGAAAGCCTACACCGCCAACGGCATGTCCGTTGACCAGTACAGGGCGTTCGTGGATACGCTGGAAGCCGAGGGCTTCAGCAAGAAGGTTGTCGACCGCCTGCGGGAATCGTTTGTCGAATCTCCGATTACGAACAGGGAACGTGCCCTCTACGACTTCACGTCAAAGATCACAGCGGATACGACCCCTGCTGAAGTGGATGCCGCATTGCAGGCATACTTCCAAGCGGGCGGCACCCCTGAGATGGTGGAGCGGTTCCTGAAGGACGGCAGCCTTACGCCCAAGCGCCGGGACAAGAACACGTCTCTGGTGGATGTCAATGCGAAACGCTTGAAGAATTTCCAGCGTGCCCACATAAACGAAGGGTTACTCCGCAACAAGGAAAATGGAGCGACAGTCAATGGCGAAGCAAGCGGAAACGCAGGAAGCGGCGCGGAGCAGGCGGCTTCCTTCATGGGAAGCGATGGACAGGCAAGAACGGGAAGCCCTGATGCAGCAAATACTGCAAGCAATAGCAGAGTGGCGACCGATACCGGAACGCCTGATGCAGCCCCTGCCGACAGCCTTGCTCAAGAAGCTGCTCGACGCGGTGAACCAGTTGAAGGCGGAAGGACTGGCGGGGCCGCACAACCGGGCGAACGACAGAATCAAACGGCTGAAGTCCTTGTTGAACCAGCGGGGACTGGGCGGGGAACGGGAGCCGACAGCGGACGAAGTGGTGAACCAGCAGCCGCCGGAAGTGCGCAACCAGATACTGGCGCAGGAATCCGCACTGGTGAAGGAATCGGAAGTGCGGGCGTTGCAGGAAATGCAGAAGGCGCTGGCACGCAGCAACAACCCGCTGGTCGGCGTATAGACCTGCCTGACGGCGCGACTACGGATGTGCGGCCCGCTGAGGTTCGCCCGTCCAGCAGCAACACGCCCATCGACATGACGAACGCCACGTTCGACGTGGTGCCGAAGGAAGTCCGGGAGCGTGCGGATGTAGCGCCCGTCACGACCAGCAGCAAGATTGACGCGCTTCCCGATGAGTTCTGGAAGAAGAACTACAACGCCAGAATTAAACCGGAGAATGCGCGGAACAAGGCGTGGGAGCTGCTTATCAGCGACCGCCTGAACCAGTTGATGCCGGATGCCGCGAAGAAATTCAGCAAGGCTGAAACGAAGCTGCTGAACGCACTCCATGATTCGGGCATCGCCACGCCGAAACTCCCGGATTCCATCTGGGATACCATCTATGAAGCGCAGTCCATGACGCCGGATGTGTCGCCCATTGATATTGTTAAGGCCGAACTGAACTCCTATGAGTCCGGTTACAAGGTAGCCGAGAACCCTGCCTGCTGAGGAAGTTATGTTTTGTCCTGATGATGCAGAAATCTTCGCGTCCACCAGACGCCCGCATGGAAACGGTGGGGCCTTTGGCACCATGCGGCACACCGTTGACCCTGCACAGACACGCGCTCTGACGTTGGAACAGATTGCTAGAGATGCCTATGAGCACGCCACCTACATGAGCGACCTTGGCGGAAGCATCAGCAGTTCCTACACGACGACGATAAGCCCCACGACTGCACGCGACCGCAGGGAAGTGCGCGGGCTGGCCCGTGATGTCGTCAAGCTCATGGACACGGCGCGGGATGCGCAGGCTGAACGGATGCAGAAGTGGCAGGAGAACCTTCGTGCCGTCAGTCAGACATCCGTCAACGAGGTAAGCAAGTGGGCGAACTTCGTAACGGCAACGACCCGTAAGCTGGTCAACGCCCGCGCCGACATCAACCTGTGGGCACAGACGTACCTTGGCGAGAACGACAGGGCAAACGTGAACAACAGCACCCGCATGGCCTTTGAGCTCATGGAACCGAAGATTCAGGGGACGCTGCAAAAGTTCACCAAGGCAATTGAGGAAGTCAACGAACAGCTCAAGCCCATTGCGCAACGCACCGGGTACACTGTTGATGAGGTCGCCACCATCTTCGGAGACTACGCCAACTGCCAGATGATGCCGGAAATCAACCAGCTCCTTCTGGATCGCTGGCAGGGAGAGATTGCGGCGGAACGGCTGCGGAACAGGGGGGACGAATCCAAAGTCCGTATTGCACAATTGCAACACAAGATCGAGAACCTCTCCGCCAACCTGAACAACCCCAATCCGAAACGGGATTTGATCTCCGGCGGGTATACCAATGCTGAAGCGCAGCAGTTGCAGCAGCGCATTCTGGACATGGGGTTCACGAAGGAAGAGATTGAAGCATGGACTGCGGACTTTCGGGAGCGCGGGTATCGCGGGATTCTTGAGGCGCGTGTGCAGGCCGGGCTGGTATCGCCCGAAGTCCTGCGGTCGTTCCCGGACTTCCAGTACCACCTTCCGGTCAAAACCAAGTTCGACAACATCACGGGTGCCGTCAACGACGCGGCGCTGTACAGCCCCGGAACCTACGGTGAAATCAAAGGGCGCATCAACAAGCCCGACAGTGCTTACTTCACCGTGCTGAACTACGCCCGCCGTGCAGCCAACGAGATCGGGATGCAGGACTTCACCTTGCGCATGGCAGCCGCGGCAAAGGATGCGGAAGTATCCGGGAAGAACAACGGGCTGTTGATGTTCAACGTGGCCCAGTTGAAGCAGTGGAAGATGAACGGAGAACCGCAAATCCGCCGATGGGCAGAGAACTTGGAAGAACGCGGGTGCCTCATTGCCGACATCCCTAGCCAGTTCGACCCACAGACCGGGGAACCCATCGGCTCCACCAAGATGCTGGTTACGTTCGACCCGAACTGGAAAGACCCCAAGACGGGCCTTACGGGTATGCAGTTGAACGACGCCCTTGTTGCGGCACCAAAGCACGCCACCTCGTTCGGCAAAGGCGTCGCCCGCTGGACAAGCCGCACCGGGCAGTTGTTCACCCGGTTCCGTCCTACTTTTGCTTTCATCAACTGCGGGCGCGACCTCATGATGCGGTCAACAGGGATGCTGGCCCGTGACTACTACCGCCCTGACGGAACAATGATTGCCGGGTCGTCACTCGTATCGAACTATCTCACGAACACGCCCCGCGCCGCCCGTATGCTTATGGATACGCTGGTGCGGGATACTGCCGCACCGGACTCCGATGCCCGGCGGCTGTGGAATGAATACGTGAGCGCGGGGTTGCACCAGCAGTACACCCGTGGGCAGAATGAAATCCGGCGCACTCTTGCGGATGTCATTGAGGCACGGGACAATCCCACGGGGTTTGTTCGTAAGTACCTGACAAATCCGAAAGACCCCAAGGGGAAGAAGTTTGCCGAGATGCTGAACGGGCTCGGCGACCGCAAGGATCAAGCCCTTGCCGTACTGGATGGTTGGAACGATTACTTCAACAATATCGCCAGCTTCAACCAGTTCGTCACCCTGCGTGACGCCGGGTTGAGCGTGGACAGCGCGGCGCACGCTACGCTTGAGATGATGAACCTCTACCAGCGCGGGACGGCAACGCCCGCTCTGCAATGCCTCTACCCGTTCATCATCCCGACGATGCAGGGTGCCGCAAACATCATGCGGACGATGGGCTTTGTGCCGGATCAGCGCGGCGTGTACCGCGCCACCCGCAAGGGGATGCTCACTGTGGCTGGCCTTGCCGGGGCCTACTCCATGTTGCTTCCCATCATGAAGGATTCAATGGGCACCGACGAGAACGGCAACAGCTACTTCGACGCAATGAGTTTGTCAGAGCTTCAGCGCGGCATTCCCATTGGCCTTGGCGACGGGGACTACATCAAACTGCCGCTCGACTACGGCATCCCCCAGATTGTCGCCACGATGATGGTTGGTGCCGACAGGGTGGAGCGCGGGCTGATGGCCCCTGCCGACTACGGGTTCGAGATGGTCTACACCCTTGTCAAGAATATGTCGCCCGGCAACTGGCCTGAGTTCTCCATGACCGAGAACCCGATGGCTTTCTTCACGCAGGCGTTCATGCCGCAGTTGTTGAGCCCCTTTGCCGAATCCGTTACCAACACGGGTTGGGCGGGGCAGAAGCTGACGTGGGCGGAACGTGGCGGCACCAAGGCGATGGCAGACCAAGGCTCTTCGTCTACGCCCAAGTTCTACCATGATGCGGCAAAGTACCTGTACCGCAACATGCACGGGCCAGACCTTGCCCCCGAACAGATTCAGTCTATCATCGAGGGCTTCGCCACGGGGCCATTCCGGTTCATCAAAGGCTGGCTGGAGGGCGACACCCCGCGCAAGCATGGAGCACAGCCGCCTGCATCCGAGCGAATGGGCGAGTTCCTCTCCACCCTCGGCGGGACGATGCTGTTCGGCACCGTCAACAATGCAAGCCAGCGGCTGTTCTACCGTGCCCTTGACGCATACCAAGCGGAGCTGCGCCGGGCCGGGGTGAAAATGACGGACACCAGCTACAAGAACGACCCGGACAAACGGATGGACTACCAGCGGGCGCAGCTTGAATCCATCGGATGGGATGAAGACAAGATTCAGGACTGGTTCGTTCTCGATGCGGCACTACGCGCCAGAAAGCGTGCGGACTCCGAGATGGGCAAGAGGACGAAAGCCATCTGGCTGAACTCCGATGATTCGGAAGAACTGCGTTCTGCATTCGATGAGCTTGCAAATCAAACGAGTTCCATTTACGATGAAGCCGTTGCGAATCTTAACTTCTACGCGGGTGCAAGATGATCCTTCGGCTTACCCAAGACATGACCCGTCTGGCCCTTCGGATAAGGGACTCGTGGGAGGGGCGGCAGCTTACGGACTGGCAGCGTCTGCAACTGCTCATCCTCCCCGGACAGCGGGACATGATGGATCAATGCGGGCCTAACGGGTCTCCTTGGATTCTTACCGGGTGCTGGCCCGGCAAGCGTACTAACGTGGATGTCGCCAACTGGAGGCCGGATTTCCCGGCCCTCATCTGCCCCGCCTTCACGCTGGACGCTGACGGTGCAGTTGTCTTCCGCATAGACGATAGGATTCACAACTTACCGCCCGGTCGATACACGGGAGTCATTCGTGTAACGCCGAGGCAGGTGCCTCCTTACGACCCGCACGATTTGTGCGGGTCATCCTGCAAACCCTTGCCGCCCGGCCCGGTGCTCAAGCCATTCCCCATCAAGCCGGATGGGAAAGTTATCCCCCCCGAATATCTTGTCGGGGCGCAGGACTGCAACGTAGACTTCTCCACACCGCCACCGCCGCCCGCGCCGCCGCCATACTGCATACTGGCAGAGTTTGACATTGACCTTGGGCCAATGTGCGTTGACCATTTTATTGATCAGGCTTCGGTAGATTTCTCACTGGCTTCATGCGGAGATGAATGATGGCAAAACATTTCGATTGTAGAACCCCCGGTGCCGTGCCGCCGGAAGGCGTGATGTATATCCCCGTCCCGGTCGATGCCGTGGACGGGCAGTTGCTTATCTATGACAGCTCATCCCCCTGCCTTGTGCGGTGGGGTTGCGTCGCCAAGGGCGAGAAGGGCGACACTGGCCCGATGGGGCCGCAAGGCCCACAGGGTAAGCAGGGCTTGCAGGGCAAGCAGGGGAACCAAGGCGTGCCCGGCCCGGCGGGGCCGCAAGGCCCGCAGGGTAAACAGGGTGAGCAGGGTGTGCCCGGTGCGCAAGGGCCTCGTGGCAACACTGGTGCCCGCGGCGAGAAGGGCGACAAGGGGGACAAAGGTGACACTGGCCCGCAAGGTATTCGCGGTTTACAGGGCATCCGAGGCGAGAAGGGGGATCAGGGAGAGAAGGGCGAGACGGGCGCGACTGGCCCGATGGGGCCTCGTGGCGAGCGTGGGTTTAAGGGAGAGACGGGCGAGCGCGGCCCGAAAGGTGAGAAGGGAGACAAGGGAGATCGCGGCGAGCCGGGGCCTGAAGGCCCGATGGGGCCGCGTGGAAGGGATGGAGCTCCCGGATTGCAAGGCCCGCAGGGGCCTGTAGGCCCGGCGGGGCCGTCCGTCCACAGTAAGTTGAGCAACCTCGACTATGAATCCAGCGGGCATACCGGGTTCGCCTCGGCACAGATGGTCGATGAACTCTGGAACTACATCACCCTGCTGGAGAACCGCATCAATGATCTGGAACGGCGGCTGGCAGTATGATGCAGATTGAATACTTCGCCACCTACCTGACCGACAGGCTTGAGCCTGAAGGTACGGACTTGCCAATCTGCAACTCAGCGGTTGCCGATCTGCTGGCGCTCATGCCGGATGAGGACGACTATATTTACCTTGCGCTCAAGGGGGATTCGCACTATGAAGTTGTGCGGGCGTACAACGCTGGCGGTACTATCCTCATTGA